CCCACGCCCCCCTTCAAAAACACCCCCCCCCCCCCCCGCCGCAACCAGCGTACAGCGGCAGTTATATATCTCCCACGGCGGCCCTTGTGGGTCGCCGGGAAAGCGACAACCGTTGGAAAACTTCTTGTCTTGCGCCACTTGTTCGCCGTCAAGCATGGCATGAGAGTGGCGTGTACGCGCGTCCAGCGTAGCCAACCATTCTTTTTTGAGCTTTATCCCCATCTTTTCCGCCGCCGCATAGCTGTCCATGCGTCCGGCGTTCTGCGCGCCGGTCACGGCGGTTCTGGCCGTGCGGATGGCGGAATCGCGGCTCATGGTGGTGATCCGCTTTTGCAGGTCGTCCGCCATGTGCTTGATGCTCTTGCCCTGCAAGATTGAGCTGGTGACGCTGGCTGTAATTTGCTTCTTGCCATACGCGAGGTCGATACCGCGCTTTAAGGCTCGCTTTGGCGGGTAATATGGCATTAGATCGGGTTGTTCTACCATAAGCCGCTTGACTGTCTGCTCGTCCCACAAATCAAAGCCGACGTTGCCAGCGACCTGTTCGATGGTATACGCCGCATAATTGCGGTTCAGAGAGTAGATACCGGGCGTTGCATCGTTGGCGTAGGACACCGCCACGGCGTTTGCATCGGTCGTGCGGCGCGCCACCTTGTCACGCATGGCCTGATAGCGCTCCCCGCGTCCGATCTGGTTGAGCCGCCATTGCTTATAATCGGCCTCCGTCCATTCCTTACCGTTCTGCACGGTGCCGATCAGCGCTTTCATTTCCTCGTCGCGCTTTTTGAATTGCTCAAAATATGCGTCAATGGTCGCCTGCAGCTCTTTCCCCGCCTCGCGGTATAGTTTTGCAATGCGCCGTTCCAGCTTTGCAAGCTCCTTGTCGGTCAGCTTATGCCCGAGGTCACTGGTCGCCATCGCCAATCACCGGCTCCGTCAAGTCAATTACTTCTGCCGCTTTGCGCTTCGCCATGTCCTCGTACTGGTCAATGTCGCCGTTGATGGTCAGCAACTTTTTTGTAATGTATTCGTCATCGTAATACGCCGCGCCCAGCAGAATATTTTGCGTTTCCTCGCTCTTGTTGATAATCTGATTACGCGTGTAACTCGGCTGATCCTCAATGCCTGCCAGGCGCAGAATCTCAACAATAAATCGCGTGACCTCGGATTCAAACTTATCCGTTTTCAAATCCAGCGGCACATAGCTGGCCTTGATCGCGGTCGCCGTCTGGTTGCCCGCAGATACCGCCGCAGCGTCAAAGCACTGGAAATCTTCATAGAGCTTCTTTTTCAGCATATCAATGGTGCTGCTCGTGCCCTCATAGGGGGCCTCGATGGTCTTGCTCTCCACCTTCGCGCCGTCGTCGCCGTTGGCGTGGGCAACGTGCGTGGTTTTCAAGCGCTCCACAAATTTCGCGTCGTCAAGGTCGTCCATGCCGTTGCAGTTGGACAAGACCCAATAGATCAGATTCCCTTCGTCCACGTTGTTGACCATGTTAGAGGACGCCAAATCCAGCGCGTCAATGGTGTTGCGCTTTCCTGCGATCTCGGATAGACACCGCTTATTGTTTTTCAGCGGCACGATGGGGAAACTCGGATAGTTCCCGCCGTCATAGATTTCGGTTTCGCCAACCTCCGCTTTGCGCTCGATCAGCTTATAGCTACGCTTTGGCTGCATTACTTCCATGCTCTTGTTTTTTGGCTGGAAATACTCGGTGAACCCGTCCATCTCATACAGCGTCGCTCTCAGGGGCTTATCCTGTGCCACCTGCCAGAACCGGATACCAGATTTCATTGCGCCGTCCTCCTCATCGTAGAGGGGAACAAACTCAAGCAGGGAGAACACCCGCAAATGCGTCAAATCCCAGAAACCGAAGGATACGCCCGCAATTTTCGCCTCGCGCGCCGCATTCATGACTTCCTGGTCGAAGTCCGGGCATAGCTTGCTCGGCGTTTCCTTCTCCGCAAAGGTCACACCGTTACCCAGAAGATAGGAAATCTCCTGATCGACCGCCAGACCGAAGAACCGGCTGGCCAGCTTATGGTTTGCCGTCCACATATCCGTGTGGCTGCGCCCCTGCATATCGTAGATGATTTTTTCATAGCGGTTGATAGTCGGATTCATGCCGTTATAGTATTCCTCCGCATCCGCCGCCGTCTTATATGCATGGGATTCGCGGTGCTCGTTGATCGCTCTGCGGATAAATTCCATCCGCGCCTTTTCGTCCTCACCCACCGCCACAAGGTCATTATATGTTTTGATAGCCGCTCACCGTCCTATCTGTTCCAAATGGGGGTATACTCGCTCTTGCCCTTTTGGCCGGGCACTCTCCATATCGATTCCGTCGCATATCGGCACGCATCAATATGGTGGTTATTTGCGTCAGGATAACCGCTGATAATCTCTCCATCGCGGTTCCTTTCGTACTCATAGGAAATAAATTCTTCTGCCGTTTTGGGGCATCTCGTGCGGTCAATTACAATGCTTGATAATCCCTGCAACCACTGCATAGAGCGATCAATACTTCCCGGCCCTTTTCTTGCGCTAATGCAGCGTAAGCCGAATTTTTGATAGTCCGCAACGCTCTTAGGCTCTGCGCCGTCTGCTGTGATGAGGTCATCGCGGGTCAGGCCATAATCAAGCAACATATCAGCCGTTTCTTTGTTCCTCTTTTTGTTTGCGGTCATTTCCGCAAAAATGTATAACGTGCGTCTTGCAGCGTCGTAATAGCAACGGTTGAATGCCCACGGGTCGGGGAAATACCCCCAGTCAACGCCGTTATAAATGCGGTCAAACTGCGAAACTTCTTCGTCGGTAATTTCTCGCAGCTCCAAATTTTCAAACACATTTCCGCCCGTGCCGACCGGAATGCCGAGATACTCATGCTGGTACGCTCTCTCGTCCGTGGCCTTGAGGTGTTCCGCTTCATCAATAAACTGCTGCCCCAGCCATTCAGGCGGCGCTTGCAGATACGTTGACTTGTGGCACAGGCGGTCAGCGCGTTCCTCCAAACTGTCTTTGTTTGCCCAGTTGTCGCGAGAGATCGGCGGGTTATAGCTCTCAAAGTTCCAAAACACCGAGCCGCCGCGCATGGTCGACTGCAAAATGTTTCGGATTTCTGCACGTCCGGCAAACTGGTCTTTCTCTTCAAAGTGAGTCACGGCGATATAGCCAAACGGGACTTTGATAGACTTAATCTTCATGGGGTCATCAGCTCCGCGAAACATGATCTTCTGCCCCGTCGGCTTATAAATCAGCTCCATCGGGGAAACCTTGGCTTCCCAGTACGCCGCCATACCCAGCTCACCGATTGCCCAGATATACTGCGCATAGACGCTATCGCGGATCGTGTTTGCCACCTTACGCAGCACCAGCGCGTGTGTTCCCGGATTGTTTATCAGCAGCAGGGGGACGAGTACAGACACCGTGGAGGATTTCAGAGAACCGCGCCCACCGCTGAAATCGTAGTGCGTATGACCGTGGCGGAACACATCGTGAGCCACGTCGTAGAACGCAGAGCCGATTTTTTCAGACAGGCGGATGTCAGACATCAATTATCACCTTGACACCTTCTGTGTTGATGTTCTGCTCAACAATATCCTTCTGGTCAAGGTACTGCTTGCCAAGCCAAATGGCCATATTCGCGTTCTTTTCAGCCAATCGCCACTGACTCCGGCGCAGTGAAATTTTCCCCGCTCCGCGCTTTTGCTTAAATACCTCGGAAAAACTGGCATGATAAGTGCGTTTACACCAACTATCCAGTGTTTTATCAGTCACGTCAAACCAGCCGCAGATTTCCTCAAGCGTGCATTGCAGGCCGCAGAGGTTCTCGAACTGCTTCTGATCTATTTCCTTTCTTGGCCTTGCCATACGCGCCCTCCTTTCTCCGCTGGCGTTTGATAAACTTCTCCATGTCCCGCTTCAAGTAGGGACTGGTTGTTTTTTGCATTATGGCCTGTGCTTCCTCAATCGTCATTGATCAACACCGCCTTTTTGCCCGTGAACTTTTCCCAGCGATCAATAATTACATCGGCATACTTTGGGTCAAACTCCATGCAGTATGCGTGTCTTCCGTTCTGCTCTGCCGCCATAATGGTGGTGCCGGAACCAGCAAACAGGTCAAGAACATTTTCTCCCGGCTTGCTGGAACACTGCATCTGATAATCAAACAGTTTGATGGGCTTCATTGTTGGGTGCTCCGCAGACTTAACCGGCTTATCAAAATTGAGCACCGTGGTCTGCTTCCTGTTTTTGAAAAAATAGTGCTTGTGCCCGTCTTTCCATCCGTAAAGGCACGGCTCGTGAGCATCGTCCTCAATTTCGTTTTCACCGTACAGGCAAGGCTCATGTTTCCACTGAAAGTCTTGCCTTCCCATCACAAGCGAATTTTTTACCCAGATCAAGCACTGGCGCACGCGAAGCATCGCATCTTTGCACGCGCCCCTAAAGTTGTACCCCTCGCTATCAGCATGCCAAATATAAAACGGTGCGCCAGGCTTCATAACCATTGCTGCGTTAAAAAATGCATTCGTCAAAAACCGCCTAAATGCCGTGTCTTCCATGTTGTCGTTTTTGATCTTACCGGCGGTGCCCTTATAGTCCACATTGTAAGGCGGATCGGTAAGCAACAAATCCATTTGTGCCCCCCCCGCAAGCTTTTGTACGTCTGTCAAATACGTGCTGTCTCCGCACATAAGGCGATGGTCTCCGAGCTGGTACACATCGCCCAGTTTGCTCTTCGGCTCTGCCGGTAAAACGGGATCGTAGTTGTCCTCTACCACTGACGTGTCGAGTTCATCCCGCAGACCCCAATCAAAGTCAAAAGCAGACAAGTCAAGCCCCGGCAGCTCATCAGCCAGCAGGTCAAAGTCCCAATCGCTCTCGTTGCTCTTGTTATCCACCAGCCGCAGGGCGTTCACCTGTTCCGGCGTGAGATCGTCCACGCAGACACACGGTACTTCTTCCATACCTAGCTTCTGCGCTGCCAGAGCGCGGCAATGCCCGATTACGATAACGCCGTCGCGGTCAATTACAATCGGCTGCACGAACCCGTACTGTTTAATGCTTTCGGCCACATTGTTGATTTGCCGTCTATCGTGCTTCTTGGCATTTGCAGCATACGGAATAATATCCGACAGCCGCTTGTTTTTTACTTCCATGTGGCCTCCTTTGTCTGACGCACCGGCCTCCCACCACTGGCCTTTGTCATTGGCACGTCTGTACCCGGCTTTCGCCTCACCTAATATGTTCCCGCCGTGAGCTATGTGCCCCGCAAGCATACATAGCATCCACCACGGCGAAATCCTTTGCAGTAAGCAGACTATTTGAGACGCATCCCATACAGCGGTCTGCCAGCGCAATCACACCGCGCTGCGCCTTTTCATCAGCCGCACACTGTTTTTGCGGATTAACTGTCCGCCGCTGTGGCCACAGCTTGTGTGCACTTAACTTCTCGCGCTTCCTCGCCCGGTTGTGTGACTGGTACGGCATTGCAGTCCTGCCCTGCTTTAGCGCTTCAGGGAAAGTCCCCGTCACTCGCTGTGGTCTCCCCTTACGGGGCACCTATGCCGCGTACGGGGCATAAGCCCCGATAAAGTCCCTTCCGGGCGAAAACGATTCAACGTTTTCATCCTTTTTGAAGTTAAGCCGCCTTTTACGCCGGACGGGCGGCACGTCTATTGGCAACCGTGTTATTTTTAGCCGCTCAATACACGGATAAAGCTGCAATGGTGCGTTTTCTTTCAGTTCTCACCTATCCGCCTTGAGGAATACGCACAAAACCCTTCGGAACTCCACGGTAAACGCATGGCGGAGCGCCTACCGCTTCAATGTTCTGGCACACTTTCGGGCGGGACGCTATGCCACTTGCCCACGGTAGTACCGCACCGCTTTTTTCGTCGCGGATTCTGTCTCTACAGGCTCCGTATTGCCCAGCCGTTTTCTATGTGTCGGCACACTGTGGCCGGATGGGAGGCGCGACCTCCCGCCCCTGATCGTGGGGTAGCTCGCGCAGTCCGGCGTATACCCGTCATATACCGCTGGCGGGTAAGCGGTGAAAGGAAAAGAGGCCCCTAATGGGCTATGGCGGCATTGGCCGGACTTGAACCAACAACCCTTCGGTTAACAGCCGAATGCTCTACCATTGAGCTACAATGCCGTGTGTGCCCGCCGCCGTGCAACGACGGGCCACAAAAAGGAGGGAGAATGAAAAATGAATGCAGTTAAAACAAACAAACGGAGGTGTTGTAAGGCTGCACGTCCTCATAACTATTGTACCACACTTTTTGCAATGTTTATAGTGCAAAAACGCGGATTTTCTAAAGTAGTTATTCTAATTAAACACTTTTGCTGCATTTCAGTTCATAGATTTCATTTTCCAGTTCATCCACAAGCTTATCCCTCGCCTGATAGCGCCCCCAAAGCGCCAATATGGTTTGTTTCGCCTCATCCAGCGCCTTGATTTGGCGGTCGATGTCAGCTTGGTTCACGCCGTATCAACTCCTTTCCGCATTGTGGGCAGTAATTGCTTTTGCTGCCCGTCACAAGGCCACAGTAGGGGCACTCGATCCGTATCGCCCATTTGGGCCAATCTTTTCCCTCTGTGGACTTGTCGCGTATAATCCATTTATCCATTACACATTTGGCTCTTTGCGCTCTCCGTAGCTACAAAAGTCTGTGGGGTTTCTGCGCGGCGTCAAGCTTCCGCACACCACGTAGCGGCTAAAGCAAAAACCATCGTCCCTCGTTCCTTTTTCCCAAAAAATGCAGTCCTTGCACAAAACTACGGCAGGCGAGACTTTCATTATCGCAGTCAACCCATCAACATCTACGTTGCGGTTGCTTGCAACAATAGCGTCAATTGCGTCTTGCTTCTTGATATATTCAATCTTTTTCATTTACACTTCCTCAAAATACTTTACATCTCCGATACTGCAAACGTAAATCTGCCCCTCGTGGTATTCGCTGTGTCCGGCGATCTGGGGATTATAAAACACCGTCGCATTGCCGATGTCGGTAAATGTCTCACCGTACACAAACACCTCGCAAAAGGCGTTTCGCGCCGCGTCAGACACCCAGCTTGCCGGGGTGGTATACTGATACTCCCTGCATACGTCCTCCGGCGTGTAGCGGTTCCTGTGGCGATTGCAAGCGTTAAGCAGGGCTTGTACAATGCCACGGCATTGGTCGGCATCGTTCCCCGCTTCTGCGGTGACGATCTGGAGAACTCGCGTCACGTCGTAGCCGAATGTCTCAAACTCCCGGTCTGTGCCGATGGCGGCAATCACCGCCTCCGCGCTTTTCTCCGCTTCGTCCGGGTCTTCGTATGCTTCTTCGTGCGGGCCACCCTCGATCACCAGAATCGTGCGCTCCTCGCGCTCCGGCTCCTTTGCAGAAAAGCCGGTCAGCACCACCAGCGCCGCCGCCAGTATCAGCAGCACCCACGCAGCGGCAATAATACGGTCATTTGTCGTTGGTTTCATTTGTTTTATGACGCTATTCCTCCTTTCTCTCACCGTGGGAACAGAAGTCGTCATGATTGCTGTACCCCATTCGGCATTTATACATTTTGAAGTATCGGCAGTCCTTGCACTGCACCACCGACACGGCATAACCAGACAATCGGATCAATGCTGTCCCGCACTTATCGCAAAGTTCCTCGTCGTCTCGGATTTTTGCAAACCATCTGCCACAAACTTTACACGCTGGCATCGTCTGCACCTCAGTCCATCTTTGCGCCGCAGTTGGGGCAGTAAGCCTTCTTCCAAAGCAACTCCTTCTTGAAACAATTACAGCAGACGCTACATCTCAAGGCGGCGTTCGGCGTCCTGATAAGCTCGTTCCCACCGCCATCTAGCTCAACCCAGTCCGCTTCTTCTCACCGACCATGCACCACCGACGCCACGTCAGCCGGAAACATATCCGCCAGTGCGCGCTTGGCATCCGTCATGGTAGCCGTGGGCTTTGTCACTTCTATATGGGTCAGCCGCGCAATCGCTACAGACTGGTCAATGTACTTCGCCATCACTCCACCTCCCTAATCTCGTCCTCGCCGAACTCCACGCCGTCATTGATACACTCCAAAACGCTTTCAACAAAAGCCTCATCGGCACAGGCGTTTAGGTATCTGATAACCTCGTTGGCTAATTGCATGATGGTCTGTTTATTGCTCATCCCTTCACCTCCTCAATCCGCCCCGCCAGCCGTTCCAGCTTGTACCGGCGGAAGGTTTCCACCTGCCCCGCGCAGTCGAACAGCATCTTCATCTGGCAAAGCATGATCTCCACGTCGGCAATCTCCTCTGCAATGTGTGTGGCGTTCTCCTGCCCTCTGCCGTTTTTGCAAAGATCCTTTGTCAGCTCGCTCATTTCCTCAATGGCCATCATCACCTGCAGCCCAGCGCCAAAGGCTTCCAGCGCTGCCCGGCAGATTTCGTCACCGTCAGGGCCTTTTTTCTTTGGCGGCGTGTACCCGCAAACCGTGCATGTGCTGGTGTCCGTTTCCGGCTCCCAGCTGCATGGCCCACCGCACACAGGGCATTCCGCCAACGGGCCTTTTAATCCAATCGGATCAGGGTGCCCGGCACCCATTCCGTAGGGCGGGGTGACCTCACCCCGCCGCTGGACATCCGCCAGATTAAACCGCAGCCCCTCATTGGCCTGCCGCAGCGCTTCTATCTCCCGCTGCTGGTTCTCGATCAGGTCAGCGGCGGCCGGAGCCAATACTTTACGACACGGCTCACGGCTTATCTCGTTCATTGGGCAATCTTCTTCGCAGTCTCGCCCCGGTTCTGCACAGCACCGCAGCGCGGTCACAATCTCTTCTCTTGTCATGTCATTTCTCCTCTCACACCGCCACGCAGTCCATCAGCTGCGCCATTGTCGTTATGGTCACGCCGCACCACTCCGGCAGGTTGGCCCGCACCAGAGCGGACGCCACCGGCGGACACACCGCATTGCCGCACCGCGCCACCTGTGCGCTCTTTTTGTATTCGTGGCTCTCATAATCGCGGTCAATGATGTAGTCCGGTGGGAATCCCATAGCGTTGTACAGTTCACGGGGCGACAGCATCCGCAGCCCAATGTCTGCGATGTAGTACAGGCCGCCGCCGATCTCCAGCAGCAACACATCATCATCCGCCAGCGCATAGCCGCAGAATTCATTCAGCAGGGCGCGAATCTCGGGCCAGTGGCCCAGATCGTCACCGCTGCGCATCTTTGCCAGATACGCCTTGCACACGGCGAATGTCCCTCCGCTGCACGCCCGCTCTTTCCCAGCACTGGCCGTCACTGTCTGCAAAGGTTCCGAAAGCGGCGTTCCCACATTGTCGCCCTTGAACTTCACCACATGAGCGGCACATACCGCATTGTGGTCAATGGCCGTCACCGTCGGCAAAGGCTCGCCCACCTTTTCGCCGACCACGCCGCCGTAATACTTGGCAATGTGGGCGTCTCCCACGGGCGCGATATGCCCGCCGCCGGAGTGGTTGCACTCCGCAAGGAACGGCGTCACCAGCATCTGATTCCCTGCGGTTGTCACGGTATGTACCGGCTCCCCGACCGTTCCGCCCACGCTGTTGCTGGTATTCGTCACCGTCACGGGAGCCAGCAGCGGCTTGCACAGATTTTCCTTTCCGGTGCCGACCACCGTAGGCACCGGCGCGTCAATGTCGTGTACACGGGGCAGTTGTCCTTTGCGTTCGCCGTACCCCGTCGGCACGATGAACGGCTTGCCGCTGCGGATGGTGAACTTGTCCACGCCCCGGATGATCCGCCGCATAGTGTTCTTCGCCAGCGGGCGCACCGCTTTCAGGCCGTACCTGTCCATAATTTCCGCCTTTGTGGCGAATACCGACGGGCAGGGCAGGCTCCAGTCGATGATCTCCGCCGCGCTGCGCCACTTGGGCAGCCCGTCCGCGCCGGTCTTGCTGTGGGTGGGCTTCGGCCACACGATGGGTTTCCCGTCGCAGCGGGCAATCATGTAGAATCTCTTGCGGGAGGTTGGCGCACCGTAGTCCGCCGCGATCAGCTCCCGATACTCCACGGTGTACCCCAACTCCTCCAGCTGCCGGATGAACTTCCGGAACGTGGTGCCCGCCAGCTTCTTCACCGGCTTGCCCTTCCGCACCGGCCCCCACGTCTGGAACTCCTCCACGTTTTCAAGGATGATGACGCGGGGCCGCACCTTCGCCGCCCAGCGCAGGGTGATCCACGCAAGGCCGCGAATCTTCCGGTCAACCAGCGCCGCCCCCTTGGCCTTGGAAAAGTGCTTGCAGTCCGGCGAGAACCACGCCAGCCCCACGCTCCGGCCACGGCACACGGCCACGGGGTCAATGTCCCACACGGACGCCTGAAAGTGTTCCGTATACGGGTGGTTTGTCTTGTGCATCAGAATAGCCGCCGGGTCGTGGTTGACGGCCAGCGCCACCAATCGCCCCGTGGCGATCTCGATACCCGTTGACGCCCCGCCGCCACCGGCGAAATTGTCCACGATGATCTCGCCGTCAAATGTCTCTTGTGCTTTCATATGTTCCTCCGTTCTATGGCGCGGCTTTCACCCATTTTCCCGCCCCCTTGCCACCAGCCCGGCCCGGTTCATGGTGTACCTCCGAAACTTGGTCATGCTCTGTTTCCGCCCGCAGCGCTCACACACGCCGCTCTCCCAGCGATCCCGCACCGGGTCACGCCGCTGTTCGCGGGTGGGCTGGATAATATACTCGGGGATCATGTCTATCTGGCAGGCCCAGCAAAGCCTCGCCGTCTTCACTTTCCAGATCCCGTTTTTCATGGTTCCACCTCCGTGACCGTCACGCGTATGTAGGGCTTGTCGTGGAAATAATGCTCAATGCCTTTCACCCACCGGCGGCTGTCGTCGTGGAGCAAAATACCCTTCATGCCGTCCTCGATCAGCTTCGCCATGTAAGCGTGGTTGGAGCAATCCAGCCTGTCATTCCACTGAAAGGTCAGTACTACGGGCCTTTCAAAAGGCCGCGTGCGAATGTGGGCGGCGTTGATAGCGCCTACCGTCAGCGTGTGCCACAGTCTCGCGTCGTCCCGCCGCTTCGACCAGTGCTTTCCCGCATAGATAGCATTCAGCCCATATGCCTTGTTCCACGCCTTCTTTCCGGCGTCGGTGTCCGGATAGCGGATGATGAATGATTCTCTGCTCATGTCCGACCCTCCAACGCCTTTTTCGCCTCGCCCCAGGTGATCCCATGCTCGAAGGCATATCGGGTAATCGGGTTAGGCGTGTGGGGCGGCAGTTTCTCCAGCAGCTCGTCGATCCAGTCCGGCCCGGACTTCTCCGGCTCCGTGATCTCCGGCGTCAGACCTGCCGTCAGGTCCGCCACATCCGGAAAAAAGTTCCCTTTCGGCGACCGGGCATAGGCAATGATCTTCTCCCGCACGCCGCCCTGATAGGGGTACGGCTTCAGCGCCAGCCACCATGCCGCTTTCCGGCTTTCCGAAACGGTTTCCCGTGGCCAGAACAGCCCCAGCGCCGTGAAAACCTGTTCAAATTCTTCTTTCGTCATGTTCTCTCCTTCTCCCGTACTGCCCTCTATACACCCCCCCACAAGAAGAAAAATCTCTCTTGTTGTGGGTGTGTAAGGGGGATATAGGGGGATTTTCGCGCTCGCCGCCGTCGTGCGCTGGCTCGATTCCGGCCAGCCGTCACGGTTCGCGCCCACGATACACCCCGCTGTGTTGTTCCTTTCCTTCCACATTTGCTTCAAAACGGCCAATCTTCTTCGTCCTCGATCTCGGCAAACTCTCCCTCGCCCGGCTCCACGTCCACGGCCTTGCCCGCCGCCTTGTAGCCGCCGGAGGAATCGCCCTCCTTCTTGCTGTCGCCAAAGTACACGTTGTCGGCCACGACCTCTGCATTGCGGCGCTTGTTGCCGTCCTTGTCCGTCCAGTCACGGATCTGCAACCGGCCCTCCACGATGGCCATACGGCCCTTGGTGAAGTACTTGCTGACGAACTCGGCGCTGCTGCGCCATGCCACCACCTCGATGAAGTCCGTCTCCTTGGTGCCGTCGGCGTTCTTATAGTCCCGGTCGACCGCCAGCGCGAACCCGGCCACCGCCGTACCGTTCTGCGTCCGCCGCAGCTCCGGATTACGGGTCAGGCGTCCCATGATGAAAATCTTGTTCAGCATTTCTTATCCTCCAGTCTGTACTCGGCAAAGCTCACGCTCTCGCCGAACCTGTTTTTCTCTGATACCATCCGCTTCCGGATGGCGTGGCCCGCTTTCTTCAGATCCCAGATTCTCGCGCCCAGCCGGTAACAGCCGAACTCCTTGGCCGCGTCCAGCTGTGTAATGGGGCCTACATCCCGCATATACCGCAGGATTCGTTCGCATTGTGTCATAGGGCCTCCTATAAGTAGCTCTTGCCGAACGCCCGGATAAACTCCGCCTCCGTCCAGCCCTGTTCCTGCATGATCTTCACTTGAAACTCCCGGCGCAGGCGGCGCATCACGTCCCCGTCCCGGTGGACGGCGTGTTCTCCGTTCCGGTGGCACGCATTGCCGCACAGGTCTACCACAGCGCCGTATTTCTCGCTTTTCTTCCGGTCAGCGTGGTTCCCGCCAAACACATGGTGCCGCTCCAGCGGGTCGGCGCTGCCGTTTTTGCGGCAGAAATAACACAGTCTCTCACCCATTCATCAATACCTCCGTTCCGTCAGGTACATACTCCGGGCAGTAATGGATGGCGAAAGATGTGACCTCGCCCGCATTCCCCTGATATTTCGTGGTGGGGGTCGCGTCCCAGCCCTTCACAGGCTCCGGGTACTTCTGCGACCAACTGCACCCTCCGGCGTAGTTCCGGCACGTCCAGCATGGTTGTGGATGGCCGGGGCGGCGGTCTGCCTTTCTCCTCGCCTTACAGCCGCAGCTGTATGCGCCTCTCAGATTCCGCGCCAGTACCACCCGCGTCTTGCCGCAGTCGCACACGCAGAGCCATTTCGGCCCATCCGGCCCCGATCCGAGGCAGTGGTCGACCACCAGCATCCCGTGCCGCTCTCCTGTGTGGTCAGTGCGGCGCGAACCTGTTGTGCCGCCCCGGTGCAGTTGCTTTCCCGGCGTGAAGGTCGCTTCCGGCGTCCACCCCCTGTCCAGCCGGTTCCGCAGCGTCTTTTGCGGCAGATTTAGTTCCTTCGCCCATTGCCGCATGGTCAGGGACTTTCCGTGGGCGGTATAGATTTTTGCTGTGCTCATACGCTCACCTCGCCCCACCGGGACACAAGCGCGTCCAGCTCTCTGGGCGTCATAGTTTCGATGCCATTTTGTTTGCAGTCCGCCACCACCAACTCAATGAGCTGTGACATCTGAGCCGTGTCGTAATCGCTGGAAGATAGGTAAGACCGGACATTGTGATAGCCCTTGATGTTGCGGAACGGCCCCATGTCCTCGATCATCCGGCCAATATGGCCGCTGCACCAGACCTTTTCCCATGCGTCAATGCGATCCTCCCGTACCGGCACCACCTCATAGCCGCCGCCGATATCGGGGATATACGCCCGGTAGATGCCCTCCGGCTCGATCTTCAGCTTGTCCGCCAGCCGATTCACCAGCACCCAGAAATAGGCATTGGCGTCCAGACTGCGGCCCTTACGCTTCAACGTCAGGTTGTATTCCTTCCCGGCTTTCAGGCTGTCGCATACGTTCATGGCCGTCTTGTCGCTGCCCACCCGGAAGGCCAGCCACGACCCGTCGCCGTCCCGCAGCCACCGGGCGGCGTCCACCGTCACCTGCTGCATGGCACTTCCTCCTTTCGGGGCCACCGGCCTGTTTTCAGGCACGTGGCCAGATACCGCAGGCGGGGCAGATACTTCTCCTCCACCCACGTCTCATCGTACTCGATGGGCCACAGGCTGATCCTGCCGGGATCGACAGGCAAAAAGAAGTTCTGCTTCTCCGCCTCGCCGACCGGATAGGCCGCGATCCGGCACATCTTCCGCCGCCGCAGGCCCCACCCACTGGCGAACATCTCCACCTGACACTGCATCCAGTAGGCGCGGCTCACCTTGAAGGGAGCCTTGCTGTAGGTCTTGACCTCCGTAACGGTCTGGGCATCGTCCCCGTCGTAGTTCACCCGCAGCCGCAGGGCGTAAACCTTGATCTGGCGGTCGCGGGTCTTTACCCCCATCGCGTCCAGAATCTTGTGTTCATAGGCCGTGCCCGCCTGCATGGCGGCGTTGGTGTAGTGATCCTGCCGGATGCCCAGCTTCACCGCCCACCACTTTCGGAACGTCTCCGTCTCCCACGATCCCATGATGGTGGCCGTGTCCGATGCCCCGAACCACCCGCTCCTGTCCTGATCGTGGATCACAGCTTGCTCACCGCTTTCTCAAGGCCGTCCAGCTTGGCGAAGTAGCCCATCAGCTGGTTCAGCTGCTTGTCGTTGATCCGCAGGGCGGCCAGCAGGTCTTTGTGATCCAGCCCCGCCTTTTCCTTGGCGGGATTGGGCGGCCACGTGATGGCCTAGATGCTGTGGCGGCTCAGATCGTCCTCGCCGTCGTCCCCGTCGCCGCTCTCGGCCCACAGGTCGAAGCCCAGCCCCGTCCGCAGGCCCACACCCTTCACGAAGGCGCGGGCCTGCGCGTTGGAAATACGCAGCTGGTTCAGCGTGTCCTCATAGACCACCAGCGCCCCGTTCAGCAGCGGCGTGTCCATGTTGAACACCAGCTCGTCAATATGGATCTCCACGCTGACGAACCAGCATTGCGTCTTGTAGCCCTTCCGGGTGGTCACGTCCGCTTGCGGCCATAGATAGGTTTTCGTCTCCGGGCAGACGCGGGGCGTGAACCATACGTCCTTTGCGCCATGCTCGTGCAGCAGCTTCACGCACTTGGCCCAATTCAGATAGGGGATATCCACCACGTTTCCGTTGTCGTCCTTGGCCTTCCGCGTCTCGCAGAAAGGCCGTACATCGACCTTAATCAGTTCTTCAAAGGGTAACAGTGCCATTTTTCTTTGCCTCCTCATAAATTTTCTTCAAATCCGCCCAGCTGTTGCCGTCCAGCACGTCGTCCAGCCAAGCCCCTTCCGTGTCGCCCAACTCCTGAGCGCCTTTTTCAAACAGGTTGATGATGGCGATCCTCCGACAGTCCGGGCAGAGATACCATGTCTGGTAGTGCTCTACAAAACCGCATTCATCCCAGCTGGAATAGCTGTCGCAGATATCGCAGGGATAGACCTCTTCAAAGTCGGTGTCGCCGCAGCAGGGACACACCTTCGCCCCGTGGCCTTTGTCCCAAAAATCGGGATCATACCGGGGTTCCTCGAATTCCCGCCCGGTCGCATTGCATCGGTACATGATTGACTTATCCTTTCAGCGTCTTTTGCTCCGCGAACTTATAGCACATGTGCGCCGCGTAGCTGATGGACTTGATCAGATCCAGCTCCGTGTCGCCGAAGATCTTTGCCCAGGCATACACCATCTCCTCCTCGCCAAAGGAGACGCCCAGCCGAAGCCTGTCCGGATGCACAGATAAGGTCAGATGGTAGGTCGATGCCCCCCCCCTGAACGACAACCGTCTTTTCTTTAGGCAGAAAAGCGTCCTCCGGCAAGCCGAAGGTCTTACACAAAAACGAAAGGACAACCTCATTCATTTCGCCACGGGCGTAGGCGTTACTAAACACGCTGGTCGTGCGTCCGATGGATTCCGCCAGTTCCTTTCGACTCTCCGGACGGGATTCCTCCCATTCGCGCAATGCGTCCGGGTCTATCTTAATCTGTGCCATTTCAAACCTCTTTTCTTGACATCCGCCCCAAAGGGCGGTAAACTGTTCCTGTAAAATCTTTTTCAAGGGTTTTGCCCGCCCCGACGGAGTGCCAGCTCCGCCGGGGCTTTTTTTACTTACATCATCACGACCACACGGCCATCGTCGATCATGTCCTTCAGCGCTTCCTCCAGATATGCCTTGATGGTCTTGCGGGCTGCCAGCTTCCACATGCCGCCGTCCGCCTCCGTGAAGGTAATGCCCCGCTCGTCAATGCGGATCAGGAACAGGCCCTCCGGCTGTTCCACCTCTTGGAAGGTACGGTAAGGCCGCAGCTTCACCAGCGGGCGGATGGTGCTGTTCTGCTGGAGCGAAACGCCCTTCTGTGTGACCACTGTCGTCGCCACGCCAATGTCGTTGTATGTGACTTTCGCGCCGCAAGTGATCTGGCTCAGCAGCGTCAGCGTGTAATCGCGGTCGCCGCCATCCTGAAAGCGGGTCTGCAAGGCCACAGCCGCCTTGTCAAAGGCCATCTTCACCTCGCCGTCCCAGCCGGGAACGTCTTTGGCCTGTGCCTCGTAGTAGAAAATACGTGCCTCCCGCAAGTCCTTCTGCGGATGGCCGAAGCAGGCCACGGTCATGTGATCCTTCACGGACAGATACAGCTTGTCCGCACTGCGATCACCACGGACGCCCTCCGTCCTGACCATCTGCACCAGTGCGTCCAGACTGTTCAGCGCCAGGCAATCCTGATAGACCGCCTCCGGGATGATCTCCTGCGCTTCGCCGTCTTTGTTCACGGCGTAGGTGCAACCATCCTTGTCCAGAATGATCGGCTTTGCCAGTTCCTCGATCTTTTCAATGGCTTCCTTCAACATGATTCTTTCTCCTTTTTATTCAAAATTGACCAGCTTCAAGCGGGCCGGTGCTTCCTGTTCGCTGCCGTCAATGGCAATCTGGCCGGGAATCTGCGGCACCATCTCCACCACCGTATGCTCGTCCACGGCGTACAGCATCGTGGTGGCGGGGTTGGACGGGGCCAGCGTCGTCTTGACCAGACAGTTGACCACGATGTTCTGGCGGGTGTCGTCGGGGCAAAGCTCCAGCGTGATGGTCACTTTGCGCTTTGCCTTGGCGGCTGTGTTGGGGTCGAAGATGTTTTCCATCAGGTGCGGCATCTCATAATCGACGCGCTCCTGAAAGGCGCCCCGGCACATCTGCAAGATAGACCGCTGGGCCTCTTCTCGGTTTTCGATCTGCAAAATAATTCCTCCTTTTCAGCGGGCGTTACCCGCAAAATCATCTCTTGTGTCTGTGTTTCATCCGGGCCTTTTTCGCGGAGGCTTTCCGCTTTCCGGCGCTGGCGATCCGCGAGGCCTCGGCGGTCGCTGCCCGAGCGGCATACACCTTATCCCGCGCCGCCCGATACTCGGCGTACCCGTGGGAGCAGTGCAGCATGCAGTCGCCGCTTCTGTCCGGGCAGTCCGGCGTACAGGGGCTTTGCGGTACGCTCATACCGCCACCCCCAGCACCGCCAGCAGTTTGTCCCGCTTGCGGAAGGTCTCCAGCGGCAGCGCCCCGGTCTCCAGCCGTGTGATCGTCGCCTGACTTACGCCCACATCTGCGGCCACGGCGGCCTGTGACCAGCCCAGACGCATGCGGGCCTCTTGCAAAAACCGCTGTCCCTCCGCATACCGGCGCTGATTCTCCCGGTAATATCCGCTGGCATACTTGGCGATCAGCACGGAATTTTCCCTGCGGTACGCGGCAAAATACGGCTTGTTGGCCGCGTAATACGCCTTCTGATAGGCGTTTCTCTTTCCGCTCATCACGGCCGCCCTTCCAGCCGGTCGATCAGGTGCATGAACTTCACGGCCACGGTCAGCGCCCCGATATAGATCATGATGTAGGCGATCATGTTTACACCGTCCTTTCTGCGATCCATTTGTCCAGCAGCGCCCGGAAGATCTGGAACGACCGTCGGCCCTGGTCGTTGACGATGCAGAAGCCAAACTCAAACTTGCCTTGTTCCAGTCCGTTTGCCAGCACCACGTTACCAATCTTGAGGCCGTGGCCGCGCAAATACTCCGCCGTCTGATTCAAACTCAATGTTTCGATCATGTCTCTTGCCTTTCTTTCGCCCCTGTGTTACAATAGGGCAAACACGAGGGATTGTGTTTCCATTTCCTCGCCCTGTTCGGTCTCCCACACCGAACGGGGCGCTTTTTTTAGTAATTGCACAGCTGCTCGCACAGGTCACGGCACGGGCAGTTCTTGCAATCGCATTCCAGCGGGTTCTTGTGTTCGCACAACGCGTCAGGCCGGGCCAGAAACTCCCGCTCAAGCGCCTGATATTCGGGGTTGCTGTACTTCATCATTCATTCTCCTTGTCATTCGTCTTTCTTCAACAGTTCGTCCACCGTGCAGCCGTACAGGTCTGAGATCTCCTTCATACGGCTGCCGCGCGGGAACTGCTGTCCGGTTTCCCACATGTAGACCGCCGCATCGGACACCTTGAGCTTCTCAACCACCTGCCGGACGGTCAGACCGGCGGCCTGTCGAGCACTGCGAAAACTCATTCTTTCACCTCCAAACGACATTCGTAAACGTCAAGAACTAAGTTTTAATTGACATCTGTGGAAAAGTGTGGTACACTTGTTTCACAGATGTCTTTCCATGTCCCCCCTCAGAATGGTGAAACGCGCGCCAGAAAGGGGGTGAATCCATGGCAAAGAATTCTGTGAGGACAAGCAAGCCCGTTGCTTCTAAGGCTTCCAAGGCTCTGAGCAGCGGCAAGACCAGCAAGACCACCAAGTCTTTGGCTGCGTCTGTGTTGTCCAACCGCCGGGCTAAGTGACCGGTGTACCGCTCCGGTGTTCGCGCATCGGGGCGGTAGTTTTTCTTGCCGAAGTCAACTAAAACTAAGTTTTTCTTGACAACTTAGCGAAACCCGTATATCATAGGAAGTGCCAACAAACCTATAATTTTTATGTAGTCCGCTAAGTGCAGGGGGGCTTGGTTTTGTATTGCCCTCTGCAAGTTTAAGTATACCTAAGTATTTCCTAAATGTCAACAAAAACTTAGAGTTGTTAAGGGTTAAATATTGCTAAATTTTAATGGTACTTTTTATGCAAATTGATACTTCATCCGTTTTGCGGCGAATTGAAATTCGTCTGGCAGAAATAGAGATGCCGAAACAAGTCTTTTATGAAAAAAGCGGGATTTCTTCCGGTTCTTATTCACAATGGAACACGGGAATGCATAGTCCCAGCCTTAAAAAGCTGCAAAAAGCGGCTTTAGTGCTTGGCGTTCCCGTGGAATACCTTCTTTACGGCGATGCCCCCGCAGCTTCGGAGGGCGCAAAAAAAGCGCTCACCAAAACCGGTGAGCGCGAAAATAATAATCCTGTTACACAAGAAATTTTTGAGTTTGTTCGTTCTGCTTCTGTCGAAGAATTGGCAGAAGTGGTAAGATACATTCAATTTTTGAAAACAAAAAGGGTGGCAAAATGAAACTGAATCCGGATTGCATTAGAGATTTGCTGTTATTCTGCGAAAAAAACACATATATCAATACCGATGAAAGCAACGGTTTGATTGCCGCGTCTTATCATGTGCTTTACGTCGAATCCATGTGCAAATGTTCTCCGTTGGACAAGTACAATTCCGGCGAATTGATCTACCACATCATTCAGCTTTCAGAAAGCGGGTATATTGCCACAGATTTTAACTTTGACCCGCAGACAAATTTTATCCGTGGAAATCTGCCCCGCATTTATTATGTCACGCCAAAGGGCCACGAGTTTATCGCGACAATAAGCTCAAAAGACAGCTGGGCCAAAACGTCTGGCATTTTGAAGGCCGTTAAGGCCGTTTCGCTTTCCATCATTGAGACGGTGGCAAAAGGCGTTACAGAGGGTGTTGTGACGCAATATATGGCAGCTCTTTTGGAATAACGTCATATCCGCCGTTGACTTCCTTGACCTCGATCTCTGCGCCCTTAAATGTGGCATCTTGTAAAACAATTTGATTGCTGCATAGAATCGCCGAAGCAAGGCATTCCGGAACCAGAGTAGCGCGGTCTGCCGAAATCCCAGACTTTTCCAGTGCTTCCATACAGAGATTCACCGCAGAAACGATGTCCGGCTGTGCATACCACGTTGGACAAATGAAAAGTTCACGTTGCATAGTTTCCTCCTTTTATCGCCGCAAGCAATTCCACGCGTTCTTCATGAGACAGAAGAAGTACTGCCTGCATGATTTTTTCCCTGATCTCTTCCAGATTTGCTTGCGAATAATCCTTATGTACCTGCTCTTTCATGTTTCGTTCCTCCGTATAAGAATTTACGCATCAGAACAGGCTTTTGTTTTTTACAACCTTATTATAACGCGTATTTAACTGTTTTTCAATCAACACATGTGATATACTTTAAGTAATCGCATTATTAAGGGAGGCGTTCCCCCCATGTCCCATCATTATAACTGGCCTGTGTAAGCCCTCCGCCGTCTCCGCAACAACGGCGGAGGGCTTTTCCCGACGGGCGCCCACCATGCCCGCCGTGCAAAAACAGGGTAGCAAAAACAACTTGGGTAGGTCAAGCCCGAATCTTGGCTTTCGACAGGGCTCGACGGCCAAGATTCGGGCCGGGCCGACCCAGAAATGGGTCAAAGGGGAAAAAATGGTACAGAAGCTGCAAGAAAAATGCCGAGAGGCGCGAGATCGCCTCGGCTACACCAACCAGGACATTGCCGATGCAACAGGCATCCCCCTGTCCAGCGTCAAGAACTTTTTCGCGGGCACCAGCAAGGCGCCCGGCCTTGTCTACGCCGTATTGATTTGCAAATTCCTGGGCGTCTCTATTGACGAGTGCTTTGGAATCATTACGATCGAGTCTGCCGAAGCGCAGCTGCGGCGGCAGCTGAAAGAGGATCATATGAATAGCGAAAATCAGCGTCTGACCGAGGTCAACGGCCTGCGGAAAGAACTGGACAAAAGCCGCCTGTCGACGATTCTTGTCCTGGCCTTCCTGTGTGCCGTCCTCTCGGTGACGCTGATCTTCTATATCGTGGTGGACTTCCGCATCAAGGATGCGGGTCTCATCCAGGGCGGCCAGGTGGGCGCCGGCGCGTGGGGCATCATCGCCCTGGTGGCCATCGCCTTAGGCGTCATGTCCTCCGCGCTGTTCTCCGCCCTGCGATACGGTAAATTTATTGCACCGAAGGAAAAATAGACATGGAATGTAAGAGCTGCAAAAAAGAAATACCGGACGGCGCGGTGTTTTGCCCCTGGTGCGGCAAGAAACAGGCCACAGCGCCCCACAAGGCGTTGAAGCGTCCCAACGGAGCCGGGACTGTTTATAAGCTCTCAGGCCGCCGCACAAGGCCGTGGGTGGCCGCGAAAAACAAGGTCATCGTCGGATACTACGAGAAGAAAACGGACGCTCTTGCGGCCTTGGAAAAGCTTTCCGGCAAGGACTTGGACGAGCGGTACAACATGACGTTTGCCGAGGTGTTTACCGAGTGGAAAGCGGAGCATTACCGCGAGATTGGTGAAAAGGGCATTGAGACTTACGAACGCGCTTACGTGATCTTTCAACCGCTGCACGATAAGAAATTTCGCAGTCTGCGCACCGCCGACTTTCAAGCGGTGATCGACCAGCACATGAGCAAAAGCCACTCTACCGTCAACAAGTACAAGCAGCTCATTACCCAGATGTCCACATGGGCCGTGCGGGAGGAGATTTGCACCACCAACTTTGCCCGGTTTGTGAAGCTTCCGGAAAACGTCAAAAAAGAAAAGGACGTGTTCACTTCCGCCGAAATCAAAAAGCTGGAAAAGGACGGCAGCGATACCGCCAAGATCATCCTCATGCTCCTTGCCACCGGCATGCGCATCGGCGAGTTGTTCAGCTTACTACTGAAAGATTATCACGGTGACTATGTGATTGGCGGCGAAAAGACGGAAGCGGGCAAAAACCGCATTATCCCCATCCGGCCAGAAGGCCAAGAGTATTTTGCATACTTTGCAAAAAAAGCAAACGGCAGTTTACTAATTTCAGGCCATGATGGGCAAAAAGTCCCCGCCAATTTCCGCAGGCGGGAATATTACCCCTTGCTGGAAAAGCTCAAGATAGAGAAAAAGACCCCCCATGCCACGCGGCACACTTACGCCACCCGCGCAGTCAAGGAAGGTCTTGCCCCTGAATATCTGCAAAAAATTCTTGGCCATGCCAATTATGCCACGACCGCCGACGTTTACACCCACATTGACGCCGAAACGCTGGTTGGTGCGGTTACTAGCGCGTTACTAGCAAAGCAAAAATAGCAGAAAAAGAAAAATCCTCGTAACCCGCATGGTTACGAGGATTTTTTGGTGCCCCGTCGGGGATTCGAACCCCGGACACCCTGCTTAAAAGGCATAGCCAGCAATCAAAAGTCGAGCACAAGTTGATATTTTTCAGAAATACACGGCAATATTGCAAGTTTTTCTCAAAAAATGTTTCCTTGTTCCTGCGTGTTTTCACCGGGTAGCTAGCAAATTACTAACAATTTTACCGCCCCAGCTTCGCCATCACACTATTATACACCCGACTATTTGAAATAATCAGCGCATCCATCAACTCATCCATCACGCCCCACGCCTTTTCCGGCGACACTTTGGCAACCGCCTGTAAAAACGGGCTGTCGCCGTACTCGCCTACCAACTGCATTTCCGGAGCGGGCGCAGCGGAGTACATGACCGGCATTCCCGAAAGGCTTACTTTTTTGTGTTGATTTGCGATGGTGTATAACGCGGCTAGCTTTTCGTAGTTGCTCCAGCTGGATTCTTCGGTTTCAAGCCGACCAATCCATAGCTGCACTTCCTTCTCGTCGATCACGGGGGCGCACCCCCTTACATGTTCTCCATCTGCGTCATGCAGCGCCGGAGAACTTCACGCACGTTGTCATCGTCGGTGTCGCGAATCATGTCCTGTAGCTGGCGGCGCATATGCTCACGGGCGTCATCCCGGCTATAGCGGCCCATAGAATCGCGGTGGCGGCCACGGTAAGAACTGCCCCGCCCGTAAGTGCCGCGAATGTTGGCGTCCCAATCGCCGCTGCGGGAATAGCCGCCGTCGTACATTTCGATCTTGTCGATGTTCTTGATGGAAGAAACGGCCTTGTGGATGATCTCCAGATCACCGGCGCCCAGCTCGCCCTTGCGGGCCAGCTCGTCTAGTTCCTCGCACAGCATATCCCGGATATCGTTTAATGCTTTCATGCTCATGTTATCGCTCCTTTCAAGAAATTCGGTCAACGGCCATGTTGGAGTTGGCAAAGCTGACGGCCTGCGTGCTGGTGTTTTCCATTGCCACAGTCAGGCAGCAGTTGCGCGGTACCTCCACGATGGTGCTGACGTAGATATTGAAGTAGTTTCCCACCGCCGCAGGCGTAACAATAGCTGTCGCGCTGTTCAGCGGTTCACCGTTAATCGCCAGAGCTGCGCTGATTGCCTCCACCGTGCCGCCGGTGGGGATAGCGATGTTGCCGCCAAAAGCGACGCGGAATCGGGCTTTACACTGGTTGGTTAAACCCCGCAACGTTACAATTCCAGCGCCAGGACGGTGAACGATGCAAGGCTTGCTATTGACCGCAGTTTCAGTAAGCGGAACATTCTGACTGGCGGCAACAGTCTGAATTGCCACAGAAGTAAATTCTGCCATTTATATCATTCCTTTCTCAAAAAATACAGCGGCGGAGCCAAAGCCCCGCCGCGTTGATGTCAGTATCAGCACGGGGCTGAACAGTTCGGAAATTCCGAACAGCTGATGCTATGCAGTTTTCAGCAGCCGCAACCGGTTCCGCATCCGCCATAGCTGCTGCCCGACCAAGGATTACAAGTGATGTAAGCCGGGGTGGGGCAAGGGCGCAGCTGGGAGATCAGGTAGTTGTTCTGTGCAGCCTGAGAAGCGGCAAGGCGCAGCTCCTGATTGGCACTTTCCAGATCGCGCATCTTGTTCTGCGTCAGGAAGTCAAGGATAGCGCGGCTATTCTGGTTCTGGTTGTCGATGATGTCACGTGCAGCGGTGTTGACCGTGTTGCGGGTATCGCACGCCTGCGTCGCCATGTCGTACCGCACCTGGGCAATAGCCGCCCGGTTCTCGCAGCAGCACTCCTGGTTCTGCATCTGCATGGCGGTCAGCTGCTGCATCAAAGCGGCCTGCTGATTGCAGCGCGCCAGTTCCGCAGCGGAGAAACCACTGGTCACAGCCTGCGTTACACCGGCAAACCCATTCAGCATACCGGTATTCATGGCGTAGAAGCCGTCACAGATGCCGTTATTCACCGCGTCCAGTTTGCGCTCGATGTTGGCAAAGTCAGAGGTCAGAACATAACCGTCCATCACGCCGTTGCCGCCGCCACCGAAGCCAAAGCCGTTACCCCAGCCGCCGAACGCAGCGAAAATGAGAAACAGCACGATCCACCACGCGCCATCACCGCCCCAGCCAAAGCCGTTACCGTTGCCGGCGTTGGCAGGAGCCACAGGCATAGTCAGCATGGTGCTGTCAGAGGAAAGAGACATAGTATCACTCCTTTTGAAAAAATATTTATATCAAACCGTGGCCACGATTTTGATTACTTGAAAAGCCCCTGAAATTGATTCGCCATTGACTGTATCTTGTTCAACTGGTCTTGTGAGATTCTGCCGCTTTGTAGCATTTTCTCTACTTCCGCTTTTGGGTCGCCTTTAAAGTTCGCTTTGAATTGCTTAAACTGCTGCAAAAGCTGAGGAAAGCCGTTCATCGACCCCGGCATCTGTCCGCCGCCCAACGCATTGAAAAACGGATTGTTACTCATCGTCCTCTTCCTCCTCCACCTTGCGTTTCTTCTTCCCCTTTATTTCGCCCACAAGTGCCGCCAGCGCGTCGAACTCTTTACGGGTCACATATTCCGGAGGGTAAGTTTTCTGCGCGTCAGAGGCGCTTGCAAGGCGTTCTACAAGGTCATACGTCTTGAGCGTCGGCTTGCCGCTTGCATCGGCCTGTTTAAGGTACACCACGGGAGCCGTGCTGTCCCACAGCGCAATGGCGGAGTTAGGCGCGATCAGCCAGTTTTCCGCCTCCGGCCTACCAGCCACCCACTGCACGCCGCCCTGCGCTACCGGGTTCTGCATGAGCGGCATCTGCGGTATCTGCGGTGGCATAGTCTGCATCTGCTGCTGCCGAAGCTGGGCGAGGTTGTCCTGCATCGGCTGCGGGTAATAAGGGTTGAAATACGAGTTAAATGCCATTGTTACGCCTCACTTTCTTTTTTCCAGTAATACAAAACAATTTCGTTTTCGCTGTTCCAGCTGTCGTAAATCACGCCGTCCTGAACGCACACGACGTGCCCAGATAGCGCAAGGATAAACGTCCCTTCCGGGTGGTCGTCGGCGAACCTACCGACCGTGTAGCAATCCGGGCAAGTGTCCGGCACAATGTACCGCCGGTAGCCTATTCGCCGCAGATATGCACCCCACACTGCGTTGGCCGACGGCATATCCCCTTCCAGATAACCCTGCACCGCCATAGCAAGGTACGTTTCGCCCCACT